GAAGTTGAAAAAGGGCAATCAGATGTTTTCGCAGATTTGGATACGGTGTTAGAAGAAGACTACAGACATCCGATTCCTATGGGAATTGCGGGTATCGACAAACTTCTCAAAGGTGGATTGGCTAAGGGTGAGATTGGTGTAATCTTAGCACCCACAGGTGTTGGTAAAACAACTGTTCTTACCAAGATAGCTAACACAGCATTTAACATGGGGTATAATGTTCTTCAGATATTTTTCGAAGACAACCCTAAAATCGTACAAAGAAAACACTTCACTATTTGGACAGGTATTGAACCAGATAACTTGGTATTCCATAAGGATAAAGTAATGGAAAAAATTACCGAGATTAAAGAAACGATGCAGAACAGATTGGTTCTCAAGAAACTGGCATCAGATACTATGACCATGAATCAAATCAAAAACCAAGTTAGAAAGATGATTGCTGACGGTACAAAGATTGATATGATTCTTTTGGATTATATTGATTGTGTGTTACCCGAATCAACAGCTAAGGACGAGTGGAAAGCTGAGGGGTCTGTTATGAGAGCATTTGAAGCTATGTGCCATGAATTGGATATTGCTGGTTGGACAGCAACCCAAGGAAATAGAAGTTCAATTTCTTCGGAAGTTGTAACAACGGACCAAATGGGTGGTTCTATCAAGAAAGCTCAAGTGGGTCACGTAATCATAACAGTTGCTAAGACATTACAACAAAAGGAAATGAATCTTGCAACAATTGCAATCACTAAATCCCGTTTAGGAAAAGACGGTGTTGTATTCGAAAACTGTAAGTTCAATAACGAACTTCTGGAAATCGATACAGAATCTTCTGTTACCTTCCTTGGTTTTGAAGAACAACAAGAAGAAAGAAAAAGAGATAGAGTTAAGGAGCTCCTCGACAAGAGAAAACAAAGAGAACAAACTCAAAATTAGACTTAATTAAATATCTACTTTTTCTCAAAAAAACTTATTTTTTTTTAATTAAATTTGTGGTCGCATAACACACGACCGCATATTTATCATAAAAATCGGGGATTTTTTGATAAAAAAGTAGCACACAAAAATTTAAAAAAATGGACATTTCGAACAGGATTTTATCGGACATTACAGTGTATATGAAATACGCTAAGTATATGCCAGAATTGAAGAGAAGAGAAACGTGGCAAGAGTTAGTCACAAGAAACATGGAGATGCATATTAAAATGTATCCTAAATTAGAAAAAGAAATCAGAGAGAATTATCAGTACGTTTACAAAAAGCAAGTATTACCTTCAATGAGGTCAATGCAGTTCGCGGGTAAACCAATTGAAATTTCTCCAAACCGTATCTACAACTGTGCGTTTGCACCAATTGATGATTGGAGAGTGTTCTCAGAAATCATGTTCCTATTGTTAGGTGGAACAGGTGTTGGTTACTCGGTTCAGAAACATCACGTAGATGCACTACCTGAAATTAGAAAACCAAATAGAGAAAGAGGTAGAAGATGGTTAGTTGCCGACTCAATTGAAGGTTGGGCTGATGCTGTTAAGGTGTTAGTTAAATCATACTTCTTCGGAGGTTCACACATTGAATTTGATTTCAGCGACATCAGACCAAAGGGTGCAAGATTAATTACATCAGGTGGTAAAGCACCTGGTCCTCAACCACTTAAAGAATGTCTGATTAAAGTTGAAGGGATTTTAGATTCAAAACAAGATGGTGAGAGATTAAGACCAATCGAAGTTCATGATATTGTTTGCCATATTGCAGATGCGGTATTGGCGGGTGGTATCAGAAGAGCTGCACTTATTTCTTTATTCTCTGCAACTGACGAAGAAATGATTGGTTGTAAGAGTGGTCCTTGGTGGGAGACAAACCCACAGAGAGGTAGGGCTAACAACTCTGCAGTTCTTATGAGACACAAAATCACCAAAGAATACTTTATGGACCTTTGGAAAAGAATTGAAGCAAGTGGAGCTGGTGAACCTGGTATCTATTTGAGCAACGACAAAGATTGGGGAACAAACCCATGTTGTGAAATTGCTCTTAGACCATTCCAGTTCTGTAACCTAACTGAGGTTAACGTATCTAACGTTGTATCACAGGAAGATTATGAAGATAGAGTTAGAGCTGCTTCATTCATCGGAACACTACAAGCGGGATATACGAACTTCCACTACCTCAGACCAATATGGCAAAGAACAACAGAAAAAGATGCTCTAATCGGAATTTCAATGACGGGTATCGGTTCAGGTGCAGTATTAGGGTTGAATATGAAATCTGCAGCTAAAGTTGTTAAAGAAGAAAACAAAAGAGTTGCTGAGTTATTAGGAATCAACGCGGCGGCAAGAACTACAACTGTTAAACCAGCAGGTACAACTTCATTAACTTTAGGAACGTCATCAGGTATCCACGCATGGCACAATGATTATTATGTTCGTAGAGTTAGAGTTGGTAAGAACGAAGCAATCTATACTCACTTGAAAGAAAATCATCCTGAGTTAGTTGAAGATGAATATTTCAGACCCCATGATACTGCTGTGATTGGAATACCACAAAAAGCACCCGAAGGTTCAATTTTGAGAAACGAATCTCCAATTCAACTTCTTGAAAGAGTTAAGAAAGTTCAACAAGAGTGGATTAAACCAGGACACAGAACTGGTTCAAACGCACACAACGTTTCTGCTACAATATCAATCAGACCACACGAATGGCCTGCAGTAGGAGAATGGATGTGGGAAAATAAAGAATCATACAACGGACTTTCAGTACTACCTTACGATGGTGGAACTTACATTCAAGCACCATTTGAAGATTGTACAAAAGAAAAGTATGAAGAATTGATGAAGACACTCCACGATGTAGATTTATCAAAAATCGTTGAGATGGATGATGATACAGATTTGAGTGGTGAAGTAGCTTGTGCTGGTGGAGCATGTGAAGTAACATTAGTATAATCTATGAAAAATAACCAAAACGGTGGGGTCAAGACTAAAAAACTTGACCCTACTTATTTTTATGAGGAAAACGGTCGAAAAGTAATGACCGAAGCATATCACATTAATCGTGGGTATTGTTGTGGTAATGGATGTAGACATTGTCCCTATGAACCAAAAGCTCAAAAGGGAAATACTACAATAAAAAAATAATCAAAGTATATTTATCACTATATGGCAGACGGGATTACATATGGTATAAATTTTCCTTTCAGAGATTCTAGAAAGGGTGATTATTTAGCACTCACGGAATTTGAGACACAGGAAATAAAAGCCGACCTTATACATTTGATTCTTACTCGTAAAGGGTCAAGATATTTTTTACCTGAGTTCGGAACAAGAATTTACGAATTTATATTTGAACCATATGATGGTTTAACATTCGATGCGATTGAATCCGATATCAGGGATGCGGTTTCACAATTCATGCCTGAATTATTATTAAACAATATTACTATTGAACCAGCAAACATCGATGATGAGGTTCCACCAACAACAAGTAGGACTGCTGCTGACCCAAGAATGTACGACATTTATAGAGTACCAGGGAAAGGAACTGCAGAATATACTGCTAAGGTGAGAATAGATTACTCAACTGAAAGGAATGCATTTGGACAAAGTGATTTCGTTATTATCAATATTTAAGATAGATGGCAAATAGAAAAATATCATACGCAACAAGAGATTATCAGGCAATAAGAACTGAACTACTAAACTATGTAAGAACTTACTATCCTGAGCTCATTCAAGACTTTAATGATGCATCTGTCTTTTCAGTATTTCTAGATTTGAATGCTGCTGTTGCGGATAACCTCAACTATAATATTGATAGAAGTATTCAAGAAACAGTACTTCAATATGCACAACAAAGGTCTTCAGTATATAACATCGCGAGAACATATGGACTTAAAGTACCTGGTCAAAGACCATCGGTTTCTTTAGTTGATTTTTCTATTACAGTTCCCGCTTTTGGTGATAAAGAAGATGAAAGATATCTTGGTGTATTAACAAGAGGTTCCCAAGTTGTCGGAGCGGGTATTGTTTTCGAAAATATCCAAGACATAGATTTCGCCTCACCATATAACTCTCAAGGATTTCCAAATAGACTAAAAATACCAAACTTCAATGCAAATAACGTATTGATTAATTACACTATAACTAAGAGAGAATTAGTTGTTAATGGTATTACAAAAGTTTTCAAAAGAGTTATCACACCTAATGACGTAAAACCGTTCTTTGAGTTATTCTTACCTGAAAAAAATGTTCTCGGTATAACAAGTGTGTTATTAAAGAATGGTACTGAGTATACAAACGTACCTTCAGTTGCAGAATTTTTAGGTGCACAAAATAGATGGTATGAAGTAGACACATTAGCAGAAGATAGAATATTCGTTGAAGACCCTACAAAGGTATCAGACCAACCAGGAATTAAAGTTGGTAGATATATTCAGACTGCGAACCGTTTCATAAGTGAGTTCACTGCGGAAGGATTCAAAAAAATGACTTTCGGTGGTGGTACAAATACAGCCCAAGATGCTTTAAACGAATTTACAACGCTTGGCGTTACTGCGGACATTCAAAGATATTCCAATAACATCTCGTTAGGTTCAACCCTTTCTCCAAATTCTACTCTATTCATTCAATATAGAGTTGGTGGTGGATTGGCAACAAACTTAGGTACTAATGTTATCAATCAAATTGGAACTGTTTCATTCTATGTTAATGGTCCTTCAGAATCTACAAACTCGTCTGTGGTAAATTCCCTGAGATGTACTAACGTAACTGCAGCTATCGGAGGTGCTGGTGTACCTTCAGTTGAGGAAGTAAGAAATTACGTTGCTTACAATTTCGCAGCACAAAAAAGAGCGGTAACAATTAGAGATTACGAATCACTAATCAGGACAATGCCATCTGAATATGGTGCGCCCGCCAAAGTATCAATCACAGAAAACGATAACAAGATTCTAATCCAATTACTGTCTTACGACACATCTGGGAAGTTAACAAACATGGTTTCGAATACTTTGAGACAAAACGTTGCGACTTATCTATCTAACTACAGAATGATGAATGATTATATATCTATTCTTTCTGCAGAAGTAATTGATTTGAGTTTTGAGTTCTCGATTGTTTTGGATTCAGCACAAAACTCGGGTCAAGTTATATCATCAGTTGTTGATAGAATCGCAGCTTATATGGACCCACAAGTTAGACAACTTGGACAAAACGTTAACTTATCTGAAATTAGTAGTTTGGTTCAAAACGAAAATGGAGTTCTTTCTGTTACAGAGATTAAAGTATTCAATAAAGTTGGTGGTCAATATTCATCAGCTGAGACTTCAATGGAATACTTAGACCCTGAAACAAAACAAATTTTACCTGTAGATAATACAATTTTTGCACAACCTTCTCAAGTATACCAAATAAGATACCCTGCAAAAGACATCAAAGTTAGTGTTAAGAATTTCCAATCCACAACATTTTCTTAATTAGTTTATTTAATTCTGATTTGACTTATTTTTTAAGATGTGTAATTGTGTCCTTGGAAAATTACACTTAAACTATTTATTGCATAAAGAATTTGATGGGGCAGTCCTATAGAATTAGAACAGAGTTAGGGGTTAACAAAACTTTAAACGTACAATTAGAACAAGATTTTGAATTTTTAGAAATCTTGTCTTTGACCATACAACAAACAGATGTTTACACAAGAGCATGTGCGGATTATGGTGTGGTTGTTGGTAGGGTAACTGCTAACAATGGACTTGGTTTACCTAACGCAAGAGTTTCTGTTTTCATACCAATACAGCAAGTTGATGAGTCAAACCCTGTAATTACAAGTATCTACCCATATAAATCGCCAAACGATAAGAATGAAGATGGTTATAGATATAATCTATTACCTTATGAAGCTTCTTACACAGGACACGCCGCCTCAGGTACATTACCTACAAGAACAGACGCTTTAACAGGAGCAACGGCAGTAGAAATTTACGACAAATACTATAAGTTCACTTCAAAGACCAATGATAGTGGAGACTACATGATTATGGGTGTTCCAACAGGAACACAACAATTAGTTATGGATGTTGACTTATCTGATATAGGCGAGTTCTCTTTGACTCCACAAGACCTTATTAGGGTGGGTAGGGCAACAGAGGGACAAGTTGCTGGTAACAGATTTAGAACTTCTACTGATTTAAATTCACTTCCTCAAATTGTTAATCTTACAAAAAGCCTTGAGGTTTCTCCGTTATGGGGAGACCCCGATGTTTGCCAAATTGCAATCAACCGTGTCGATTTTGATTTAAGGGATGATGCAAACATAGATATTCAACCTACAGCAGTTTTCATGGGGTCACTTACATCGACAGCTGACCAGATGAGAGTGAGAAGAAACGCTAAGCCAAGGGATAATATGGGTAATCTGTGCCAATTAACAACAGGACCTGGTCAAATTTTAGCTCTGAGACAAACAATTCAGCAAGACCAAGATGGAAATCCAATATTGGAACAGTATGAGTTAGAACAAGCGGGAAATGTAATTGATGGTAATGGTGTTTGGTTGACTGAATTACCAATGAACTTGGATTATATAATCACAAATGAATTTGGTGAAAGGGTTATATCAAATGACCCTACAGTTGGAATTCCAACCAAAGGAAGGTACAGATTCAAAATCAAATGGCAACAACCACCAACACTAACAGAACAGACAAGAAGACCATATTTTTTGATTCCTAACGTGAAGGAATACGGATGGAATATACCAAGCCAAGACCCAAATATTGCGACAACAGCTAATCAAATTCAAAAAGATAAACTCAATAGTAGTTATTATTTTGGATTAGATTGGTCAGGGTATACTCAAGGTTTTACAGGCCAAGAAGAAATTGATAGATTAACTGAAATCATAAATTGTGAAGATACTTTTTATGAATTTATATTTAATAAAGTTTATACTGTTTCAAGTTTCATTGACGAGTTTAAGAATGGTGCAAAGGGAAGATTTGTTGGTATCAAAGAAATTGATAGTC